AACGCCAAGCTCGTCGACGGCGAGGAGGTCTACGCGGCGCTCGATCTCTCGAGCGTCGATGACCTGACCGCGCTGGCTGTGGGCTCGGCCGCGGACCCGTGTCGCGTGGTGCCCTATTTCTGGAAACCGCTCGAGCTGCTTGCAGAGCATTCGAAGCGCGACTTCGGATCGGGGACGCACCGATACGAGGAGTGGGTGCACGCCGGCCATTTGTTGACGACGCCAGGCAGGGCGATCGATCACGAGGTGCTCGCGCGCTTCATCGCCAGCCTGGCGATCAAGTACCGCATCAAGGGCATCGCCTTCGATCGCTGGCGCATGCAGAACCTGCTGCGCGAGTTTGATCGCATCGGCCTGCAGGCCTACGAGGACAAGAGCGCCGAGGACCCGGCGCGCAGAAGGCCGCAAGGCGACGGGCTGCGCCTGGTGCCATGGGGCCAGGGCTTCCGTGACATGGGCCCGGCGGTCGATGCGCTGATGAAGGCGCTCGACGAGAAGAAGCTCAAGCATCCGAACAATCCGGTGCTGACCTGGAACGTGGCCAACGCGGTGGCAGTGATGGACCCGTCCGGCTTCAGGAAGCTCGACAAGAGCAAGGCGCGCTTCCGCATCGACGGCGCGGTGGCGATGGCGATGCTGATGGGGCTGCGCGCGCGTGATCGCGTCCAGAAGCCGATCGATATCGACACGCTGATCGCATGATGCTCGCGCTGCTGTTCGTCGCCCTCACGGGGCCGAGCAATCAAATGATCTACGTCAGCGCCGATGAGGTCATCAGCATTCGCGCGCCGCGCTCGAGCGACCATCTCAGCAAGCACGTGCACTGCTTGATCCACACATCGGACGGAAAATTCATCGCAGTCGTCGAGGACTGCAAAACGGTCAAACAAAGATTGGAGCAATGACATGCAGGTCACGATCACGATTCGGAGCGTCCCGCAGAAATTTCCGGGCGGCACCGTCGGCGGCAACTGGCACATCGACCTGGCGATGGCGAGCGATCCGGCGACGATCGTGAACGAATACGAGGGCGTTTCGCCCAGCTCCTCGTTTGAGCTCAACGAAGGCGACGTGATGATCGCGCGCGGCTTCCGCATCGATCCCGCCGGCGCAACGCTCGGCCCGGTCGCTAGCGATCAGTTCACCGTCGGCCAGGACCTGGTCGTGCTCGATGTCGCGCAGTCGGTCAGCGAAGCCTCGAGCCCGGCGCGGCGAGCTGGTCCTGGGGCGCGTCGATGATCAGCGTCAAGGCCGTCTATCAGCTGCTGCAGTTCTTCGCCAATTGGCTCAGCCAGCCGACCTTGATCGAGGTCGCTGATAGCCTGGAGATCAAACAATCATGAACACGCACTGGCCGGCGATCGAGCCCAGCTTTCGCAAGCGCGCCGAAGCGCGCGAGCTGCAAATGCCGCCGGCGCTGCCGGCCGGCAATCTGTTCTGGCGCAATGTCACCGCGCGCGCGGTGGCGCAGGTCTCGCGGCAGACGCCGCTGGAGGTCGCGACCAGGCTGTGGCCGTCCGACGGCACGCTGCACATGCTGCTGCGCGCGGTCTCGGCGCCGGCGACGCTGACGACGTCGCCATGGGCGCCCGATCTCGGGCACAAGGTCGTCATCGATGCGCTGGAGGGCCTCGGCCCGGCGGCCGCCGGCGCGCAGCTCCTGCTGCAGTCGCTGGTGCTCAACTGGGATCGCAACACGATCATCAGCGCGCCCGGCTTCGTGCGCGGCGCCGGCAATGCCTCGTTCGTGGCCGAAGCCGCGCCGATCCCGGTCAAGCAGATGCTCGACGCCGCGGTCCAGCTGACGCCGAAGAAGCTTGCGGCGATCAGCGTCTTGACCCGCGAGATGGTCGAGTCGAGCAACGCCGAGCAATTGATCGGCGACGTCCTTAAAGGATCGGCCGAGCTGGCGCTCGATCAGCAGCTGTTCAGCACCAACGCAGCGACCGCTGCAGCTCCCGCCGGCATCCGCAACGGCGTCGTTTCGCTGACGGCGAGCGCGGCAACCGATCCGCTGCAGCAGTTTTACGAGGACTCGGCGAACCTGGTGAACGCGGTCTCGGTGGTCGGCGGCAACGGGCCGTTCGTTCTGATTGGTTCGCCTGGCCGCATCGCCGCGATGATGATGCGCTTCGTCTTGGTCGCCGGCAATGTCAGCGTCCTATCAAGCAACGCAGTCGGCAACGACTACGTCTGCGTGGCGCCGCGGGCGATGGTCTGCGCGCTCGATCCCGAGCCGAGCGTCGAGATGGCGGCCGCCGGCACCTTGCACATGGAGGATACGACGCCGCTCGATATCGTCAGCGGCGGGGTCTCGGCGGCGCCGGCGAAGGGCATGTTCCAGACCGAGAGCTGGGCGCTCAAGATGCGCTGGCCGGTCACCTGGGCGGTGCGCGATCCGCGCGCAGTGGCGTGGGTGACGCCGGCGTGGAAATGATCCGCCGTCTTATTTGTTTGTTGTTTGGATGTCGCGCGGACGGCAGAGTCGACGTGCTCAACCATTGCCCGCGCTGCGGCCGCTGGAGGGTCCGCAGATGAGCAAGGTTGCCAGCGCCACCACCGTCTGGGGCGATGATCTGCCGTATGACGACAATCCGGTGATTGCCGCCGAGCTGACCGGCGCCGGCTGGCGCGGCTTGACACAGCGCGGCGAGCTGCTCGACGTGCGCGCCCAGCTGACCGAGCTGCCTGTGGACGTGCTGATCATCCGCAACGGTACCGCGGTCGCCAGGCGCAAGATCGAGCGCGGCGAGCCGCGGATCAACGAGTACGCAACGCATCACGAGCGCGCCCTGCAGCTCGCGCGCGATAATCGTCCGATCGAGGCGCTCGCCGAGATCGAGACGACGCTGGCGCTCGCGCCGACGCTGTTCGCTCGCTTCAACCGCTCGATGATCCTGCTGCAGCTCGGGCGGTGGCAGGAGGGTTTCGCCGAATATCGCGCCTGCGAGGACCTGCCGCCGTTCATGCGACCGCCTGTCAAAGACGCGCTCGCCGCCGGCCTCAAGCCATGGAACGGCGAGGACCTCGTCGGCAAGCGCATCCTGCTCGTGCACGCGCACGGCTTCGGCGACTCGATCATGGCGCTGCGCTACGTGCCGGTGCTGCAGAAGCGCGGCGCCGAGGTGGTCCTGCAGCTGCCGCACGAGCTGCTCGGGCTCGGCGCCCAGCTCGCGCCGGTCGTCAGCGATTTGCGCGATGCGCACTGGGCCGACTACTTCTGCCCGCTGCTGCACCTGGTCGGGCTGCTAGAGCTCAAAGTTGAAGCCGGCCCGTATCTCAAGATCGAGCGCGAGGCGGTGCAGGACTGGCGCGAGCTGCTCGGGCCCGGCCCGCACATCGGCATCGCCTGGACCCCCGGCGTGCAATCGACCGACGACTTCCCGCGCGCGATCGAGCTGGGCCAGCTGGTCAATACGCTGCGCGGCGCGCAGCTGCACAGCATGCAGATGCAAGGCGCCGAGGAGGCCTTCGCGCACGGCGTCAACTCCTATCAGTTCGGCGATTTCAGCGACTGCGCCGCGGCGATGCTGGCGATGGATCAGATCATCTCGATCGATACCGCGGCGCTGCACCTGGCCGGCGCGATCGGTCATCCGAATGTTGTTGGTCTGCTGAGCTACTGGCGTTCGTGGCGCTGGCTCGCGTCTTGGTACAGCAACATCCGAATAATTACGCAGGCGAGCGCCGGTCACTGGGCGAGTGCGCTCCGGCAAATATGATTGATTGGCTCGGGCTGCATCGCGAATATCTGCGGCCGGGCGAGATGGAGATCATCGTCGACCTGGTGCGCAGCGTCGACGCCAAGAGCATGCTCGAGATCGGCTGCCGCGACGGCAGAACGGCGCGCGTCTTGTTGACGAATGCTCGATCGTTGCGGCGCTACATCGGCGTCGATGTGCCGATGTCCTATCAGCCGGCGCTCGAGCATCAGCGCCGCGAGATGGTTCAGCGGCCCGGCTTTCTCGCCGCAACCGATGGACGCTTTGAGCTGATCATCCGCGACCGCGGCTCTTTCGATCTCACACCCGACGAGCTGCCCGACTTCGACGCTGTCTTTATCGACGGCGATCACAGCGAAGCAGCCGTTCTGCACGACAGCCAGCTCGCGGCGGCAATCGTCCGGCCGCATGGGATCATCATTTGGCACGACGCGAACAATGGCTCGGTCGAGGTGACGCAAGTGCTCGATCGCTTGCGCGCGCAGGATTGGCCGATCGAAACGATCGAAGACACGTGGCTCGCCTACCGCAGACTCTGACGCGCTTCGATCCGAGCGAGCCGCGTGATGACATGGGCCGCTGGACCGATGGCGGCGGCGACGGCGGCGACGGCTCGACCGCGGTCGTCGACGTCGACAAGGTCGAGGCGAAGACCAAAGCAAACGTCGCAGCTGCTGCAGCGGCGGCGAAGGCGAACGGTCACGAGCAGCTGCCAGGCAACAAGGGAGAGCATCCAGACACGATCGCGTCGCGGCAACCGACCGCGAAGGGCAGCACGCCAGGCTACGGGCAGCCCGATCTCGCCTCGATGAAGCTCAACGCCAAGAGCTACGAGCATGACATCGGCCTCTTCAAGAATGCCGAGTTCTATCCAAATTTTCGGCCTGGCGATTTTCACGGCTCGACCGATCAATCAGCGCGCACGGTGATTGATCAGCTCAAGGCGAACCTCAAATTCATGTACGGGTTCGCCGATAAGCACAGCCGGGTCTGGTACGACGGCGCCCGCGCTTTGGTTGATGATCGTGCCAAGATATTCGGCTTCAACGATGCCAGCATTGCCGGCGTTTACGCCGCGCTGTCGCCGACCAAGGACTGGGACCAGAACGTCCATCTCGGCGACATGTTGATGCACACCTACAAGAACCAGCAGAACACGCGCTGGTCGAAGGAGATGGACGAAAAGGCGAAGACGCTTTGGTCGGCAAAAAATCAACCGATCGTCGACCTGGTGCGCGGCAAGACGCTCGGCGAATTGAAGACGGCGACCGAGAAAGCGGTCTGGATCAGGACCTACGACCAGACGCACGGCGTGCCCGATTATCACCGCGTCTTGCCCGACGGCCGGCTCGGCGGCCTGGTGCGCACCAAGGACGGCAGCCCGGCGAAGGTCGTATGGCAATCGCTGCCTTCGATCACCAATGCGATCAAGGCGCTCGAGGCGAACGGCGACAAGGAAAAACTCAGCGCTGCGATGGGCTCGGCGCACAAGGTGCGCAGTTTCTACAACAACATTCTCGATCCGCATTCGGCCAATGGCGACGTGACCATCGACACGCATGCGGTCGGCGCGGCGCTGCTGCGCCAGCTCAGCAATGCCTCTGTGCCGGTGGTGCAGAATTTCGGCTCGAGCCTGTCGCGGGCCGAGCAGCCGGAAGGCTACGAGGCGGCGACATCGTCTACCAAAACCGGGCTCAGTGGATTATATCCGGTCTATGCCCAGGCCTACCGCGAGGCGGCCAAGGAGCTGGGCATTCAGCCGCGTCAGCTGCAATCGGCGGTCTGGGTCGTCAAGCGCGATGCGTTCGGCAATCTGACCGACAAGCAGAAGAACGCCATCGAGGCGGCCTGGCGCGACCACCACGATCGGCCGGACAAGACGCTGGCTGAGACGCAGGCGCAGGTCGCGGAGATAAGCGGGCTCAAGCATGCCAGACGATTTGATGGAGACCATGAAAAAGGCCGGCATCGAGGTGACGCGCGAGAATTACATCGAGCTGGCCTGGGGCCTGCCGCGGCCGGAGTGGACCGCGGAGCTGGAAATGGAGCTGCCGCCCGAGCTGCAAGACTGGTCTCTGTTCGAGAACCGGGGCGGCGAGCTGGTTCCGAAGAAGTAACCCCTAACAATCAAACAGTCGAGGCGGCGCGCGCTTCTGCGCGCGATTTCGCACGTCTGCGAAAGGGTGATGCCATGCCGATCAGCCCAGGCAAGGACGAACCAAGAGAGAATTGGATGGCGCGCTGCGTTCCCGAAATGATGGGCGAGCAAGGCGGCACCAAGCGCCCGCAGGATCAAGCCGTCGCGGCCTGCAATCAGATGTGGGCCGACTCGCATCCGCACGGCGACAACAAAACCTTGAAGCAGGATTTCGGCAGCGACGACGGCAATATCGACCCCGAGGACATCGATGCGCCGGAGCCGGACGACGACGAGTCGCAAGACGACTTCATGGATCGTTGCGTCGACCAGGTGATGGACGATCACGACGGCGTCGACGAGGACACGGCCGAGAACGCCTGCCAGGTCGCCTGGGAGGATGCGCGCGCAGCACGCGAGGGGGTGCGCCACAAGACGCACATCGAGGCGGTCGCCGACGATACGCGCGAATTCACGCTCAGCGACGAAAGCCTCGATCGCATGGGCGACATCATCATGTCCGACGGCTGGCAGCTCGAGTCGTTCCAGAAAAACCCGATCGCCTTGTTCAACCATTCGCCGAACGCGGTGATAGGAACGTGGAAAAACCTGCGCGTCGAGAACAAACAGCTACGCGGCCATCTGCAGCTCGCGCCGAAGGGTATCTCGCCGCGCATCGATGAGATCAGGGCGCTGGTCGAGGCCGGCATCCTGCGCGCCGTCAGTGTCGGCTTTCGCGAGCTGGAGAGCGAACCGCTCAAAGGCGAGGACGGCAAGCATCACTGGGGCATGGGCTATCGATTTTTGAAACAGGAGCTAGTCGAGACCTCGCTCGTATCAGTTCCGGCGAACGTCAACGCCTTGGCGGTCGCTAAGTCTCTGAAAATTTCCTCGCAGACGCTCGATCTGGTCTTCGCCAAGCACGGCAAAAGAGACCGGATCAAGCAACGCGAGTTCGCTGGCAAGCACGCCAAACGTTCTCGTAATGGAAAGGGCGACACCATGTCGCTTAGTCAACGTATCGTCGATCTGGAGGGCGCACTGGTCGCAAAACGCGACGCATTGCGTCAACATCTAGACGAACAAGACGACTCCAATGTCAGCGATGCTCAGCTGCAAGTGACGAGCGATCTCAACGCCGAGATCATTCGCCTGGACCGGCAACGAGCGATGCTGGTCGACTCCGAGAGGTCTCTCGGCCAGACCGCGGACAACGGCAACGGCAACGGCAACCCCTGCGGCGTCGGCCGCGCGTTGGCGCTCAGCGGCGGCCGCGAACATCTCAACGGCTCGACGAGCTTCACGCCGCGGCGCGGCGAGAAGGACAAGAAAGAGCTGGGCGCGATGGACCTTCTCATCCGCGCAGCGACGGTGAGCTACTTCACCAAGACCACCGGGCGCCTCATCCATGAGGTGCGCGAAAAAATCTACGGCGACGACGAGCTGACAAAGGTCGCTGTCGATCTGATCACGCGCGCGCCGTCTGCTCCGGCCATGATGACAGTCACCGGCTGGGCAGCGGAACTCGTGCATCAGATTTACACCGACTTCATGCAGCTGCTCATGCCGAAAAGTTTGCTGCCTGGTCTTGCAGCCAAGGGCATGGCGCTGAGCTTCGGTGCCAATGGTCGCATCATCATCCCAACTCGTAATCGCACGCCGACTTTGGCTGGCTCGTTTGTTGGTGAAGGTCAAGCAATCCCTGTCAGGCAGGGTGCGTTTGCTTCACAGACGCTCACGCCGAAGAAGGTAGCGGTTATTAGCTCCTGGACAAGAGAGATGAATGACCACTCGATTCCTGCGATCGAGGGTCTGCTGCGCGAAGCTGTGATGGTTGATACGACGGTGGCGATCGACACCGTGCTGATCGACAGCAATCCAGCAACAACAATTCGACCGGCCGGATTGTTGAACGGCCTGTCGACACTGACGCCGACCGCCGGCGGCGGCCTGTCCGCTCTGACCGGCGATCTCAAGCTCCTCGTCCAGGGCCTGATCGCCGGCACTTACGGCAACATCCGCGCTCCGGTGTGGCTGGTCAATCCCGGCGACATGCTGGCGGCGGCACTCACCTCCGCGGCTAATACCGGCATCTTCCCGTTCCGCGACGAGATCAAGCAGGGCACGCTGGGCGGCATTCCGTTCATCGAGTCAGTGACCATGCCGGCGCACCAGATGGTGCTCGTCGATGCCGCCGACTTTGTTGTTGTTGGCGGTGAAGCTCCGCGGCTGGAAATCTCAGACCAGGCCACGCTCCATCTCGAGGACACGTCGCCTGCCGATCTGGTCACCGGCTCGCCCGGTGTTGTTGCTACGCCGCAGAAGTCCCTCTTTCAGACGGACTCGCTGGCCCTTCGAATGGTGATGCCTTTGAACTGGGTTCAACGGCGCGCCGGCACGATTGTTTTCATGACCGGTACCACCTGGTCGTGACAACAATCAAAACATCCACCAAACAATCGAATAGGAGAGACGATCATGGCGGACACGCCTCCAGAAAACGTCGCGGCTGCGAAGCAGCTCGCCGAAGAGCGCAAATATAGCGACGCCTCGAAAGCGGAATATCAGGCGCGCATGAAAGGTAAGCCAACCCCGACGCAGGAGGAGAACGACCTCGCTGCGCTGGGGGCGCATTTCGCCGAGCACGAGCCGGATGGGAGCGATCCCGATCCGTACAACAATCCGAGCCAGATGACCAAGGTCTCGGAACCGACCAAGCCGAGCGGCGGCGGCTACCAGACGCGGCAGTCGCAGCCGGCTGGCCGGCATGCTGCGCATACGAGCTAACAACAACAAGAATGGGCGCGCGCGATCTTGTCGTCAGTGCATTGCGCACGGTCGCGCGCGCGGTCGAGGGCGCGTTCCGTCCTGGGCCCTTTTATCTTCCCTACTCCGGCGGCTGGCTGCCGGACGGCGTTCCAAACAACTTTTGGCAGGTTGGGTACAACGTCCTGCCGTTGGGGCAGCGCTCGGCCGTGGTCGAGGGCTGCCTCAGTGCGTACAGCCAGACCGTCGCCATGTGCCCGGGCGATCACTGGCGCATGAACGATCAGGGGGGCCGCGAGCGCGTCACCAATTCCGCAGTCTCGCGCATTCTCAAAAAGCCAAACGACTACCAGTCGATGAGCGACTTCATGCTCAACGCGACCAGGCAGCTTTATCAGGAGGGCAACGCCTACGCGCTATGCCTGCGCAACGATCGGTTCGAAATCAGCTCGATGCATCTGATGGACTCGCGTCTGTGCCGGCCGCAGCTCGCCTATGATGGCGAAGTCTTTTATCGGCTCTACGGCAACCAGGTCATCGCGCGGCGGCTCGACGAGATACCGCTGGTCGTCCCGCAGCGCGACGTGCTGCACATCCGGCTGCACGCCGACAGGACCCGGCGCTATCCGTTCCCGCTCTGGGGCCAGACGCCGCTGCTCGCTGCGCTCGAGGATGTCGGCGTCGGCGAAGCGATCTCGCAGCAGCAACTGAGCTTTTATCTCAACATGGCGCGCCCGAGCGCGGTGCTGCAGACCGACCTAGTGCTCGACAAGGATCAGACGCAGGCGCTGCGCGACCGCTGGGACGAGCAATCAAAGGACATGTCGGTCGGCAAGACGCCGATCCTGACCGCCGGCCTCAAGGTGCAGCCCTGGAACGTCGGCGCGCGCGACGCGCAGCTCGCCGAGATACTTAAGATCAGCGAAGAGCACATCATGCTGGCGTTTCGCATCCCGCCCGCGGTGCTCGGCCTATCGGGCGGCCAATCATTCGGCTCGACCGAAGCGCTGATGCAGTTCTGGATTTCGACTGGATTGGGTTTTTGTTTGAACCATATCGAAGAAGCCTTCGGCCTCACTTTCGGGCTCAAGGGCCAACCGGACGATTACATCGCCTTTGACACCGCGGCGCTGCTGCGCAGCAACATGAAGGATCGGATGGAGGCGCTGGCGCGCGGCGTTCAAGGTGGCATCTATGCTCCGAATGAGGCCAGAGCGCTCGAGGGCCTCGATAAAGTGAAATTTGGCGACGAACCGCGCCTCCAACAACAAGTCGTTCCATTGTCTGCTGCGGGAGCAATTCCCGCAGCTCCAGCACCGCACGCGCCACCTCCTGCAGCGCCGCAGCCGTTGCAACAACAACCGGCGCCGAAAGCTTATCGCGATGACAACAGCGACAACGTCAAACGGGAAGTCCGAAAAATCTTTGCCGCTGCTTCCCGAGCACGGCGAAGATTTGATTGATGCATTCCGCGAGGCGCTCGGCGAGGTGCTCGATGACGAGCGCCGGAGCTGGCAGCGCGAGCGCGCGCTGATCGAGGCGCAGGCGCTCAAGACCATCGC